CGGCATTGTAACGGCTATGAATTTTGCAAGCGGTTGGAGACTTTGGGGCAATAGGACTTCCGCTTATCCGACAAACGCAGATGTCAAGGATAATTTTATACCAATACGCCGAATGTTTAACTATATCAGCAATTCGCTGATTCTTAGTTTTTGGAGCCGTATTGATAACCCTATGAATAAGCGCTTGATTGAATCAATCGTGACGTCGGCTAATATTTGGCTGAATAGCTTGACTTCGGCAGGTGCTTTACTCGGCGCACGTGTAGCATTTTTGGAAGAAGATAACGCGACGACAGATTTAATGGACGGCATTTTAAAATTCCACATTTATATGACGCCGCCGACGCCTGCACGCGAGATTGATTGGATACAAGAATACGACCCGAGCTATTTGGCGACGTTATTTGCATAAAATTTGCAAAAGAGGTGATTTAAATGGCTGATTTATCAGTTTTACGCGGTATGACCGACAACTACGAATGTTATTATCGCGGCAACAGATTTTTGGGAATGACGACGGTTGAATTGCCGGACTTTAGCTTTTTGACAGATGAAGTAAGCGGACCCGGCATAATGGGCAACATTGCAATTCCCGCAATAGCTCATACCGAATCTTTAGAATTAACGCTTAATTGGCGCACGATACACGAGGAAATGTTATTTGCATTACACCCGCACGCGCACGACTTAACGCTTAGAAGTTCGCAACACAATTACGATCACGGCAACGGCAAGACACTTAGTCAACCCGTACGCATTGATTTTCGCGGCTTAGTGAAATCAAGCGCAATGGGCAAGCTTGAAAAGGCGGCAGAAACCGAATCTACAACCGTATTTGAACTGATAACACTTCAAATTTATGTAGACAATCAGAAACAGTTAGACTATGACAAACTGAATTACAAATTTGAAGTTTACGGGGTAGATTATCTGCGTGATTATCGTCAATCGGTAGGACTTGACTTTTAGGAGTGGTTTAAATGGCGATTGAAAATATTGACCTTCCGAAGTTAATTGAAACGCTGAAAGAAAAATTGGACGACTTGACGGGGTTTGATTTTGAGGACGTTGAAAGGCAGGAGCGTTTAGCCGGAAACACGGCGCCGAATGTATCTTTCACACCGTCATTTCGTACGAGGTTAGCGGCGAAGGCGTTGGGCGTAAACCCGCACGATATCAAGGAATTAAAGCTTAAGCAGTATACAAAAATAGATTTAGAGGTAATGACTTTTTTATTTGGCGGTTCGGAGAAGGACGAGACGTCGTCAAGTACTTACGAAGCACAGCTGCCGACCTTAAAGAGTGGGGAAGCATAGAATTTTGGATGAAACGTCCGCTGTACGAGCTTGACAGTTGGATAAAAATCATTAATGAAAAAGTCAGAAAACGCAATGCTGAAATAAAGGCGGCTAGTAAGAGGAGGTGAATTGTCAATGGCGCGAACGTACGAAGTAGCTTTTAGAATCAGTGGCGCCTTAAACGGACAATTCGCCGCCGCAATGCAAGCCGCCCAAAATGCAATGCGGGGTTTAAGCACAGCGGCTCAGCAAGTCAACGCGGCAATGGCAGGGAGCGCCGGAACGTTATCACGCTATTTGAACAGTTTAAATCAAATGGCGGCGCAATCTAAAAAATTTGCCGATTTAAAAGCCGCTATACCGCAGACACAATCTGCCTTGACCGCTGAGTTAGCAAATTTAAGGCAATTAAGCGCGGCGTACCGTCAACAAAAAGCGCAGGTAGACGCAATGCGCGCGGCGTACAAACAATTAACTGATCAGCAAAATAACCTGCGTAATGCGTACAATCAAGCTAAAAGCGGGTTGGCAAGTCTTAATGCGCAGTATAAATCGGTGGAGGCAAGCTTAAAATCAGTCAGCGCGGCGCAGGGTAAAAATTCGGCAGAGGCACGGGCTTTACAAAGTCGTCTTGACAGTTTAAGCGCGTCGATAGCGAGCCAACAAGCTAAAGTACAATCTGCTAAAACTGCGTACGAATCATTAAAAGCGTCAATGAAAGGCGCGACGTCCGAATTAAAAGCCGCAGAATCAGCGCTTAAAACTTTAGGCAGTAATTTTAATTCGTCTAAAGCAAAAGTTGCGGAGCTTGCAAATACCCTGCGACGGCAAAAAACCGAGCTTGAAAGTTTAAAATCTTCACTAAGCGCGGCGGGATTTTCAACCGACCATTTTATTTCTTCCGAAATGCGGCTAAGGTCGGAAATCGCGGCAACTACAGCGGCGATTGAAAGGCAACGTCAAGCGGCGGCGTCATTATCAGCGGCGCAGAATAGTTTAAATTCGGCGTCAAGCAATTTCAGCGAGGCTCAATCTGCATTTAATACTGTACAGCAAGCAGTTCAAACTGTTGCCGCGCCGATACAAAAGTCCGTAGAAACGGCAATGACTTTTGAACACGCGATGAGTCGAGTAAAAGCCTTGACGCAATCGCAAAATATACGCGAAGGCAAAACCGATGTTGTCGAGAGAGAATTTGCGGCACTTGAACAACAAGCGCTTGATTTAGGTGCTACAACGCAGTTCACGGCGATACAAGCGGCAGAGGCAATGGGCTATCTAGGTATGGCAGGTTGGAAAACCGAGCAAATACTAGGGACAATGCCGGGTATGCTTGACTTAGCGGCGGCGGCAGGTGCAGATTTAGCACAAACGGCGGACATTGTGTCAGATAATATGACGGCAATGGGCGTACCCGTCAAAGACGCGCCGCACTTTATGGACGTCTACGCATATGCCTTGACTAATTCCAATGCACGATTGACGGACTTCGGCGAAACAATGAAATACGCGGCGCCCGTTGCAAAGGCGTTTGGCTCAAGCCTAGATGAAACGGCGGCAATGGTAATGATGATGGCTAATGCCGGAATTAAAGGTTCAATGGCAGGCACGTCACTTAGAATGGGCTTACTTCGATTAGCGGGACCACCTAAAACCGCGACGAAAGAAATGGCAAAATTAGGTTTGTCATTATCGGACGCACAAGCGGGCGCATTAGAGGCACAAGCGGTAATTGAGGGTCTAGGCATTGACTTAAAAGGTGCAACGTCACCGGCGGAAAAAATGACGCGGGTAATAATGCAGTTGCACGAAAAAACCAAAAACCTTTCGCAGGACGAGAAATTAGCGGCGTTTAAAGGTATTTTCGGCGTCAATGCGGAGACAGGCTGGTTAGCGCTATTCGATCAGGGTCCCGACGTCTTTTTAAAATATGTCGAAGGGCTAAGAAATGCGGACGGCTATTCACGGCAAGTAGCGGCGACGATGATGGACGACACGCAAGGCGCGATAACAATTCTTGAATCAGCAATGGAAGGTGCCTATACAGCGGTAGGCAGAGCCTTGACTCCTGCAATACGCGCGGCGGCAGAGGCAGTAACACCGTTAATCAGCGCATTTACACAGTGGGCTAATGCAAACCCGCGAGTAATTCAAGGCGTAGTAAGCATAATCGCGGCATTATCGGCATTGGCGCTTGCAGTTACAGGCGTAGCAGTGGCGTTCGCGGCGTGGGGATTTATCACGGCGCAATTTGCAATGTTTCAAGCGGGATTGGCGGCAGTTCGCGCGGGAATGTTAGCTACAGAGGTCGCAAGTTTAGGTATGGCGGCACGAATCGGCGCGGCATTTGGCGTAATGTCAGCAAGCATAACAGGCGCATTCGCGTCATTGCGTGCAATAACGTGGGGCGGCTTATTCGCAGGATTGACGGCACAAATAGCGGCGGCGCGTGTAGCGATAATGGGATTTTTTGCGTCATTGTCGGTAGGTTCCATAGCGTCAAGCGTGGCGGCGGCATTGGGGCGTGTAGGCACGGCAATTTTAGGCGTCGGACGCGCGGCAATGGCATTTGCATTTTCGCCTATTGGTGCGGCGTTAATGGCATTGGCGTTCGCGGCTTATGTCATATATCAAAATTGGGACAGATTAGCGCCGGTATTTAGTAGCGTCGGTGCGGCAATATCAGCGGCATTAAGTGGAGCAAGTGCAGCAGTCGGCAACTTAGTAAGTGCATTGGGAACGGTCGGCGAGGCGTTGTTATCTGCGTTTAAAGCGATTGACAGCGCAGGCGGCGGCGATGTCTTGATTCGCGTATTTTTAGGCATTGTCAATGTGCTAGCCGGCGTTGCAGTGTCGATAATCAATATATTTTCTTCGGTAGTGAATACCGTTGCTCATATGTTCGACGGTCTCGGCAAGGCGATATCTGCGGCAATGGAAGGCGAATTTTCGCAAGCGGCGTCGCATATGAAAGACACGCTGTCCAATATCAAGAGTGATTGGGAAAATATTCACTTTTCAAAATTGGACTTCGGCTATGATATCGGCGCGAACTACCAACAATCGCTTGACACTTACCGCAATGCACGAGTGACGCAACCGGTTCAATCGGCGGCAGAAAATCAAGGCGCATTGTCAAACTCGGCGGCACTTTTTCAACCTGCACAACCGGCGGCACCTGCACCAATGCCGACACCTACACCTGCCGAAACACCTAATCTTGACACGTCGACATTTACGGCGCAAATGCAAGCATTAGGCACGGCGGCAGAGCAACCTGCACAAACTTTACCGCAAATCGGTCAAGGCGCGGATCAAGTCAATCAGTCACTTACAAATTTTTCAACGGCAATTCAACCTGCCCAAGAATCAATAGCGCAATTTCCACAAGCAATTCAACCTGCGCAAGAGGCATTAACTCAATTACCTGCGGCGATTGAACCTGCGACAACGGCGTTGCAAAATGTAGCTACAACAATCGAGCCGGTAAACGCAGGATTAACGGCATTGACAGCGGCAGTTACGGCGGAAATGTCAGCAATAACGGCATTGACGTCAGCAATTACCGCACATACAGCGGCGTTGACAGCAAACACGGCGCAGGTTACGGCGTCAAGCGCGGCACTACAAGCCTTCATTGCGGCGTTGCAAGCTACACTCGGAGCATTGCAAGCGTTCACGGCGGCATTGCAAGCTACAATCAGCGGCTTAACGGCATTGGCGTCGTCAAGTTCAAGTGCGGCGTCAAGCGTAGCGTCATTAGGTTCAGCGGCAAGCAGTGCGGCAAGCGCAATGTCAAGCGCGGCGTCAAGTATAGCGTCAGCGGCAAGCAGTGCGGCAAGTGCGGCGGCAAGTGCAAGCGCGGCGGCGGCGTCTGCAGGAGCGAGTAAACCTGCGGCGAACTACAGAGGCGGCATTTACAACAAGGGCGCATTTCTTACGTGGTTTGCAGAGCGATCACCGGAGGCGGCAATTCCTCTTGATAAATCTGCACGCGCAATAAATTTGTGGACGCAAGCAGGTCAAATGCTAGGCGTGTTGCCGACAGAATCACCCGTCAACGTAACGGCGGAGAAAATACCGCGTGACAATACGCAACGCGCGATATTAGCCTTTCAATCAGCGAAAGAGAAAAAAGCACGGAAAATTTATAATTCCGTAGTAAATCAATCGGCGACGGAAAATTACAATACGTCGGCAGTACAAAATACGGCGTTGAGTAATGTCACGTCGACGGTTGAACGAATCAGCAATGTACAAAGGCGGGTTCAAAACTTACAGGCGGCGCAGTTCGACGAGCTAGGTAACATAATCGGCTTGAACGGCGCGGCAGGTAACGTAATAACGCAATATGACAGCGAACAAGTCAAGCACGTAAAGCAGGAACGGCAGCTGAAAGAATTTGCCGAAAAGCAGGACGGCACGTCTAGCCTTGCACGATATTTGGATAAATTTAAAAACGTAATTAAGCGGGTACGTGAAACATTTTCACCTGCCGAATCGCAACCCGCTGAAAAAATTCCCACGCCGACGATTTTATTTGAAAGTCAGCGGTGGCGGTCTGAATCACCAACGCGGGAACGTACGCTTGACCGAGTTGCCAACAGTCGAAGTTATCAAGCTATCGTAAATGCACAGCGTCAATCGGTAGTAAATTCGCAACAAAATATGACGCGGCAGAATACGCGAACTTCGATTTTGAACGCGCCTGCCGAATTGCAAACTACCCTGCCTACAGACAGATACAAAAATCTGAATATCGGCGGTTTTAATCTGCGTGATATCCCGTTTGTAGGTGAAATTTTCGGCAAGGCGAATGACGCATTACGCGGAATTTTCGGCAAGCAACCTGTTGACATATTCAGCGGCATTGGCAGAAATGTCGATTATGAGATTATGCATCCGCGCGGCACATTTCCTACACTTCCGGCGGAAACACAATCGCAGGGCAATTTACCTACAGATATTTTTAAAAATATCGGCGGCGTGAATTTAGACAATGTACCGATAATCGGCGGCTTGATTGGCAAGGCGAACGACGCATTGCGCGAGATTTTCGGCAAGCAACCCGTTGACGTTATCGGCGACATTACAGGCGGCGCGAAGGCTCAGGCAAGTTATGACATAATGCATCCTACAGGCACTTTCCCGACGTTGCAGAGTAATTCGGCGCCAATGCTTGATAGGATACAAAATCTGCAATCAAGCGTGACGGAAAATCGGCTTGAAGATGTGCGAACGTACGAAGGCGGCACGTCCAATGATTATTCAGCGGCGGCATTTCAGCCGACGTTTAATATAACGGTTAATCTTAGCGGTAACGGCGAGCAGGTCGACACGAAGAAAATCGGCGAGCAGATCGCCTATTCAGCGCGTGAAAGTTTTGAAAAGGAATTTAATAATTTTATGCGTGAAAAATCTAGGAGGGGTTTTGCGTGACGTATACGACACAGAGCGGCGATACGTGGGACGTGATAGCGCATAAGACTTTAGGCGACAGCCGCTACACCGAAGATTTAATCAATGCCAACAGGCAATATATCACGACATTTATTTTTTCGGCGGGCGTGAAATTGGAAATACCCGCGATTAGTAAAACTAAAACAAAAACGCTCCCGCCGTGGAAGCGTTAATTTTTTTGGAGGTATGAAAAATGTTAGGTTCAATCAAATTTGAAAATATCACCGATTTAACAAAATTGCCGCAAAAAGTAGCGACGGCACTTTCAGCGCTTGAAAATCCCGAGCTTGTAGGTGCAGGATACAAAGGTTTAATGTACGTCGGCAAGCAGGTAGTGCAAGGCGTCAATTATTGGTTTATCGCCGAGCAAACGCTAATCACGAAGGAGCCGGAAAAGCATATTGTCAAAATTGCAGTGAATGACTTCAAAGGCAAAATGAAAATTGCGGCAGGTTCAATCGAACGAATTTTTTAAGCGAAATTGAAAAGTAGGTGACGGGTTTAATGAGTGCAAGGAATGTGCGGGCGTATATTTACGTCAACGGCAAAAATATCACGGACGAAATAAGCGGTTACGTTAAATCCGTTACCTATACCGACGTTTTGGACGGCGAGGCAGATACAGCCGAAATTGAACTTCACGACGTCAATCATATTTGGCGTGAAGATTGGTTCCCGCAACGCGGTGACACGGCGGCGATTGAACTGGTGCGTTTTGATTGGAATGGCGAAGGCGAAATAGACACGCTAAATTTGGGGCAGTTTGAAATTGACGAGTGTGAAAATACTTACAGTTACGGAGGCGGCAATGAATGCAAAGTCAAGCTTAATTCCATACCGAATAACACGGGACTTCGGAGCATTAATGAAAGTCGAAGTTGGGAAAAAGTCAAGCTGTCTAAAATCGCAGGTGACATTGCGGCAGAGGCGGGATTAACTTTGTTTTACGATACAAAGGAAGATCCCGAAATAGCACGCGCCGAGCAATCGGAAAAATCCAATTTGGCATTTCTGCAGAAATTATGCAAAGACAACGGCTTAGCTTTAAAAGCGTCGGATCGTAAATTGATTATCTTCGACGAGGAAAAATACGAAGGGCAATCGCCGATTGTCACTTTGCATTACGGCACGGACGCTATTAAATCTTTCCGAGCTACAGCTACGATATCCAAAATTTATAAATCCTGCAAAGTCGAATACAAGCACGGCAAGAAGTCAGAGGAAATTTCCGCCGAATATACCGACGCGTCGAAGAAAGACGGGATGACGCTTAAAGTCAATCAAAAAGTGGAAACGCAGGCGGAGGCTGAAAAGCTTGCTAAGAAAAAACTGCGCGAAAAAAATAAAGAGGAAATTAAAATATCATTGACGCTTGTCGGCAACTTTGTATATCTCAGCGGCAACGTCATAGAGCTTGCAGGTCACGGCTTTTATGACGGCTCATATATTATTGAAAAAGCTAATCACAAAGTAGGCAACGGCTATGAAGTGTCAGTGGACTTGCGAAAATGTTTATCCGGCTATTAAGGAGAATCACCAATGATTGACATTGACAAAATCTATAATGAAGATTGTTTGGAAGGCTTAACGCGACTTGAAGATAATTCGGTAGACTTAATTTGTACCGACCCGCCATATTGCGTCGGCACAACGTCAAACGGCATACGCGGCAATTTTTTGGACAATAATTTAATCGCACCGTTTTTTAAAATTTTGTTTGCAGAGTGTCAACGTGTTTTAAAGGCGGGGGGAGGTATTTACGTGAATACCGTTTGGCGGACGTACCCTTTTTTATACCCTTTGCTTAATCAGAATTTTGTTCAACGCAACTTGATAGTTTGGAAAAAAGGCGATTATATTAATGCCGGTAATTGGTACAGATTTTGTCACGAATTTATAATGTTCGGCACGAACGGCGACGCCAAAAGAAATTTTAGCCCCTGCGAAAGGGATTTGTGGGATATCACTTTGAATGAGGCTTGCCAAAAAAAACGTTATCATCAATCGCAAAAACCGTTTGAACTCATTGAAAGGATGATAAAAAATTCAAGCCGTGAAGGCGACGTGGTTTTGGATTGTTTTATGGGTAGCGGGACAACGGCGGAGGCGTGCATAAAAACTAATCGGCATTTTATAGGTTTTGAGATTGACGAAAAATATTACAACATAGCGAATGACAGAATTGCGAAGGCGCAGAGTGAAAAGGCTCAGGCGCTTTTTTAATTGGCGGTGATTGGTATGGAAGGCGATGCACGCGACATTGTGAAAGAAGGCATTGTCAGTGAAGTTTAT